AGCAGCGTTGGTTGCAATGATGCGGAAATCGTAGCTTGTAGAGGCAGTAAGGTTCTGAACAGGCACGGTCAGTACGCTCAAAGGCGTGCCAATGTTATTGAATGTCGGTTGCCCGGTTATACGAAATTGTGGTTGATAGGTGATAGGCTGCGTGCCGGTGGCCGATGCCTGCCAACCGAGCGTCAAGTTTGTCGATGTGATATTTGTCGTAAATAAGCCTGTCGGTGCGGCTGGCGCTGCGATTGCTGATGCGGTACTAATGGTCAATGTTGCGCCAGTTGCAGAACCGCCAGCGTTCGACGCAACAATGCGAAAATCATATAACGTGCCTGCTGCCAAGCCTGTCACGGATTGGACTGTAGCAGCAACAGGAGCGCCGAAGTTAGAGTAATTCGCGGCGGGGGTCTGGCCATTCAGCCGGAACTGCACCTGATAGCTGATAGGAGCCGTGCCAGTGGCTGAGGCGGCCCAGCTTAATGTGAGACCGCTGGCCGTGACATTCGACCCTGTGGGCGCTCCTGGCTGGCTTGGCGCTATAGGCGCTGCGGCGGTTGTCGCCAGCCCAATCTGCGAGGAAGCGCTGCCGAATAGGTTGCTGGCCGTGACAAGAATATCGTACGTCGTAGCTTGGGTTAGGTTGGTGAGGGTCAGGCTGCTTGTGTTTGTGCTACCTGCTCCCGTGAATGTTGTGCCACCATGGACTCGATATTGCACAGCATAATTGATTGGTGCAGTGCCTGTCGATGGGGTCCAAGTCACAGTCAATTGTGACTGGCCAACATTCGTGAAGGCCAAATTGATTGGTGCACTCGGCGTCTGGCCTGTTGCCAGTGTCGATATCGTCAATGGCTGCGAATTGGCGCTGCCTGCTAGATTGGTGGCAGTAACCTGAAAGTCGTATGTTGTCGAAGCATTCAAGCCGGTGATAGGCAGACTTGTCGATGATACCGTACTGCCATACGCGACATACGATGGTTGGTTATGAACACGGTAGAACACTTGATAGGTAATCGGTGGCGAACCGGACGGTGACTGATTCCAATTCAGCACCAAGCTTGTGGTCGTAACAGAGGTCGCTGACAGGCCACCGGGAGCGCCTGGCGCACGTGCGGCTGTTACATATTCGATTGTCGAGCTAGTCGTTTGACCATAGTCATTGCTGGCGACAACCTCAATCTCATATGTCGAGTTGGGCTGAAGACCTTGCAACACCTCAGTGAAGTCGGTCTCTGGCTCGCCGAAGATTATCCATTCGGTCGATCCCTTAACTCGATATCGTAGATAATAGCTAGTTACCGTACTGCTCATGGCGGGGTATATGGCTCCCACGTGACCTGAACGCTTGTATCACTAACCTCTGTAATAGTCACATGGACAGGAACAGCAGGCGGTTGCGGCTGGGGCGTTGGCGCGGGTGTGAAGTAGTTCGCTTGCTGTCCAGCATACTTACCATACTGCGTGTTCAATTGGAATGCCGCTGAAAAAGCGCGCGTATCGGCATTAAGGTTTGAGTTGTAATTGTCTATGCCTGTGACGCCAACAGTGTTCAGCACACGTTGCTGGATCTCCACATCGCGTGTTAAAGCTGTTCTATTACCGAGCACCTTGCCACTCCAGTCGGTGCCATCAGTCGTATCAAGAAACCATTCACCAAGCCGTAGACGGAGGCGGGTTGACACGGCCTGCGCCACGCCATCGGGCACATTGACCCAGAAGTTGGCTTGCTGCTGACCGAACATGTAGTCGCCGGTTGGCGATAGCTTTCGATATCTCATGTGCCTGGTGTCGGTGCTATGGTTTGAGCGGCGATCGGTGTACCAATAGTGCCATGGCGGTGGGTTTGCAGATTGATTGCATCACCCGTGCCAAATCCACCAATCATTGATCCAGTGACCTGCAAGTTTCCATTGATGCGAACGAGCGGGCTGTTGATTGTCACCTGTCCATTACAGTTGACAGTAATCTGGCCAGTGCTGTTCACCGTGGCATTAGGAACCGTAATATCAGCGTCTTGATTGGCAGTAATTTTGATGTGATCGGGGCCGGTCACTTCGATAGTGCTGGCGGCTGCGTCAATATCGACCGTGATACCTTTAACGATAACCCGAACCTTCTGATTCTCGTTATCTATTTCCTGATAGATGTCGCCATCGGTGTTACGCCATTGAGAGTTAGTCGTTGAGACGTTTTTGATAGCAGTCTTTTGCGACCATGGGCCGATGATGGCAATTGCATCCGACAGGTCATGCTTACGCATTTCGAACTGGGGTTGGACGCCACCATCCTGCCACCAGTTGTCGATGCACCGGCAGGAGAAGACAACCAGACATTCATCATCTGTAGCCACAGGGTCGGTGTGCACGTATTTGCCTCCATGCGGAAAGACAATCGGAACATCGACGAGAACGGGTAGCGTTACATTTTTGTTCGTGCCATCAGTCTGCTTCTCAATCGCCTGGATCGCTGGCTGCACCTCGCATGTCAGCTTTTCCAAATCGACCTTGGTGATGATACCGGGAAGCGCTGTCCAGAGGCCGGCCTGCTGCGCCTCCATTGCTGATTGAAGAGAGGTGCGGTGCTCATCTATTCGTTCGACAAAATCACTCACGGTAATACCGCATATAGATGGGAGTTATCGCCCAAGCTGGCAAAATTAGGCGCTTCGTCAGGAACGCCGTCGGTTGAACACCAAAGCCCGAAAGCGAAGCCAAGGTGCTTATACTGCCCAAGCAAATCAGCGCCCGTAACAAGCGGAACGCCGGTTACTATCTGATTGCCTAAATTGTCTGCGATATCCAGCACCCACGTCGTCGCCAACTGGAACCACTTGAGGCTCAGATTGTACGTCACGTTATTGATCGAGACGGACAGCGTTTGCGGCTGGCCGACTTTCAGAGGTATTTCTAGGATTGATGACATTTACGAAAACCTTGCTTTTCGTAATCAAACGCTTTAGCTTACGAATGTCGAAAAGGAGACAGTCATGCTTTGGTTTCTCACACTTGTTGGTATAGGGTCAGTCAACGAAAACGCGGCCAGGTCGGCAAAGGCGCAGGAAGACCTGTTGTATATCGCGCGATTTGGCGGGGAGGCGTTTGAAAGAAAAAGGAAGGCAGAAGCACTGCAGAAACGGCTATCCAACGGCATCTTCCTGTTTCTCGTAGTTCTCGGAGCTACATGGGCGTTGGGTGGTTGCGCTCCGCTCGTTCCGAATTACGCCTATCACGCAAGCTATCTGCCAAATGATCCATGCGCTCAGTATCTGACTGGCCAGGTGTCGAACAACTACGTCAATTGCCATGCTGGCATAAGGCAAGCCGCTGAAAAGCAGCGGGCGGAGGCGCAGCATTTAGCTGACGTCAGGGCTTACCACGAGGCTGATGAAAAGCATATCTGCAACGGCATCAACCCCAATGGCTGTCTATCGCCTGAACAGAAACAGGCATCGGCGCAGTTAGTCCACAATGCGCAGGATGCCGCCGCTTGTGAGTATGGCGATATGACAGCATGCCGTCGTTATCCAGGTGGGCCATCGGCTGCCATGAATGAGTATCAGCAGATGAAGCTACGTGACTGCTTCATGTCTTTCGACGGTCATCCCGATTACTACGGAACAAAGCATCTGGCATGTCGTTAATCACTGCCATGCTGTTCCATATTCTACCGGAACCACGACTCCCTTTGCGGAGTAGTTGGTGGAGATACATTCGGCGCGAGTATACCATTCGTTCCCGCGTGTATCTCCCTCGTGGTCAACTCCAAGCACTTTATACGAGCCGTCTGTATCTTCCTCTGGCGTGTTCAAACTTTTCGTAATTTGCGTATTACCAAATGTTCCCTCCCGACTGATTGTCGCCACTGCCTGGGAGCGCGCAATATCACGGTTAGCAATGCGTATCAGCGTCCCAGGTCCCACAGAGGGATTAAGCAGCATTTGCACAGACACACCAAATTGCGTTTGCTGCGGAATACCAATCATGCCGCTTGTGCTATTTACAACAACTATATCGCCGGGACGATAAGCTGATTGCGGCAACCATTCAAGCGTGCCGTAACGTGGAAAAGCTGATAGCTGATATGTCTGTGCCAAGTCGCGTTGATAATCGCGCGCCATGCCATACATGACCTTACCACGTGGAGCGGCTTGTGAAGGAACGTCTGACGGCAAATCGCCAACTGTCATACCGTATTGCGACAGTGCATCTTTAAAAGCGCCGTTGACGTCATTTGGCGTATAGCCCGAAGCGAGCGTGCGATTGATCTTTCCCCACACATGCGCCCAATCGCCATCACCGCAGAACAGGTCAACAAATGTATCTGTAGGGCTTTCACGACCGGACTTTGATTGGATCAAATCGCCTTTGAAGATGATACCGAAGTTTCCTTCATAACCAGCTTGCAACGTAATCTTGGCTGCGCTGGCATCACTTCCACTACCCTCACCACGCCCAACAGGCTGTCCCGTTGGCACGGTCTTCATTTTGACCATCTTCTGCGCGGTCTCACGCGACAGATTGAAGATGCGGCATTGCAGGGTTGCCGGCATTTGGTTCGTCATATGGAAGATATTGAACCTGATCCGCAAGTTGGACAGGTCGATTGAACCCTGCTCGATATCTTCGGCAATAAGACTGATCTTACGCAACCACTGTCGAACGCCAGAAGCGGCTGCATTCGTCTGGCTGTTTGATTGAAAGCCGGTAAGTGATTGGCTCATACGTTCGGCACCAACGGACCAGAGTTAAAGCCGGTGATAGATGGCGTAGACGGACCGCTTAATTGCTGCTGTCCCTGCGACACCTGGCCGGCTGTCTGCGAAGGCAATGCTTGGGTAGATTGAGGCGCTGCTGCCGACGATGATGTGTTGACGATAATGACTTCCTGCAGGTGCATCTCAACAATCAGCACGTTCTCTGTGTGCTGGTCGGTCGTCACCTCCATGTCAGTCAGGACCATATTCGTATATTGTCGCTTACCTGTCAGAACATCGAATGGTTCTCTTGTCTGCTGCAACGTCAGCAATTGGTCATAGATCTGTTGTGCATGACCAAAATCGAACGGGAATGCGCCATCCCACCAGGCGTAGCGTATGGACAATTCCTTCGGCATAATGATCGCATGGTCAGAGATCATCGCGCCATACTCAACCGGCTGCTGGGTAACTTGCACGCGGTCGCTATGTCGCTCTTGAATTGCGCAGTCCGGGATAATAAAACTAATCATCCGGGTTGGTTTAAAGAACAGCGTTTGGCCCGGACCAATAAGCGAGAGTGCGCCACTCATGCGTATGTCACTCCAAGATGGCGCGCAAGATTTGCATTGCGCCGATCTTTGTTGTCATTGACAAGTCGAGCAGCACGATCTGGATCTGACACGCCATTGATAGTAATTTGTGAATTGTCGTTGACCTGCGCGGACCGGCTTGAGTCATTGTTCATGGATATTTGCTGCGCTGGTGTTGGGGCGGCTGGCGCAGCGCCGGGGCTCAGATCGGTAGGAGAGCTGAAACCGGCCGGCATTGCTGGCCTTGCGGCTATTTGTCCCGCAAGATTGGCCCTGTGCTGGTCCTCAGACGATGGGCCACTCGCATAACGCTCAAAGTTCTGGCCCATTGATATCGCGGCGCCCTGTGGCGTGGTCTCGCCTCGAAGCTTGTCGCCAGCTTTCTTCTCGGTATTGGAGAGTTCCCAATCAGCGAAATCCAGCTCTTCTCTAAACAGTTGTTCGGCTGATATGGTTTGATCGGTCATCGTATGACCAAACTTTTGCGCGAACGTCGCTTGGCGGCTACGATCCCACTGGAACAACCCGGCGTGGCCACTTTCATTTACGATCCTAGGTCGACCACCCGATTCCGCAATAGCGTTGGCAGCGATACCTGCTGCCTGCGCCTCACTCCAACCCTTCGCCATCATATACTGTTTAATTTCATCGGCCGTGTGGGCTTGGCCAGGATCAATCTTGCCACCCAGTCCAAGCTTGCCCATGGCACGCGACCAAATGCTACCGCCACCTGTGGCTTGTTCCCGTATACGCGACAGGTCCTCTTGGACTCGCCGCGATGCATCAGCCGGGGACATCTTCGCTTCTTTGCCAAGATCGGGGAGATTGCGACCTTCCATGATCGCCTTCTCGCTCTCTTCCGATCCAATCTCGTTCTTGCCAATTTCAAGTCCCGCAGCAACTCCACCAACAATGCCCAAGCTTGCCAGCACACCAGCAGAAATACCGGAACCGGGAACGAAAGATAGAATGCGAAGCAATCTACCGAGACCACCACCCAAGATCGACTTGATAAATGGTCCAGCTAGATAAAGCGCCAACGCTTCGAAAGCCGGAATGAAGGTGCGAGGCACTCCAAGCTTGTCGGCCATGGGGCCAATAATGTCGTCATTCAAGTGGGACAGCGCTTTGGTCGCGGCATCAATGCCTGGCGCCCATTGTTCCCAGTTTATGAATGACTCGTTACGATCCTTCTTCCATGTCTCGAAGTCGTTTATAAGACCACCGAGCACAGTGGCGAAGATGCCCAAGCTGCCGAGCTTGCCAAGGCCTCCAAGCCCTACCATGCCCCCCAAGCGGCCTAGGACGCTGCCACCGACCCTTGCAGCGACAGCGCCACCAACAACAGCACCGCCGATCTCAACGCCAGCCTGCTGCCCTGGCGTAAGCGATTTGAAAGCTTCGACAAGTCCGCCTGTCAGCCCATCAAAATCACGCTTGAGCGTGTCGATATGAGACCTGACCTTAGGCGCGTTCTGGTCGAACCAGCCGTTGACAACCTCAAGCGCACCAACATAAGCAGGGCCGAATGTCTGGTAGAGGTATGTTGTAAAGCCTTGCCAGTGTTCCTGCAGGCGCGTGATGTCTTGTTCTTGACGCTTAGCTATCTCGCCTGCTTGATCCATGTCAGCGCCCCAGCGGCGGACACGGTCGCGCGACTCCACGTAGAATTTGTTCATGTTCTCATTGGCCAGCCGCAGCATCTCGGCCTGGTCAATGTTTATTAGCTGCGCTTCCTGGATCGCTTGCGCGCGACCAGCGGCTCCTTTTGAGATTAATTCGGCAAAGTGCGTGCCGATCTGGCGCATTGCATCGACTGGATCGGTGCCGGGCTTAACGCCAAACAGTGCTTGTAGAATACCAGGCGTTGTGCGTTCGGCTCTTGCGATATTCTCAAGTGACGCTCTGGCACCTTCAGCGGTGCCACCGAGCATCTTAATGGCATTCTCAAATGCCGTGATCTTCTCGGGCGTTGAGCCAATGCGTTCGGCAGCAAAAGCCAGCCCACCGAGGTGTTGGCCAATCCGGTTCATTGCAGCCGATAATCCAGCACCGGCACCTGACGCCAGCGTTGCTAGATTAGCGAACCGATCAAATACACCAATGAGAGACTTGCTGAAAACATCGACGCGAGATTGCGACTCCTTCATCGCGTCCTGGAAACGAGCATGCTGCGCAGGATCGACTTTGAAGCCTAGACTAACAAGGAATTCTTCAAGAACCGTTGCCATTAGTCTTCCCGCATTGCCTCGATCATGCGATGCTCATTCTCGGTATGCACGTCAATATAGTCGTTAGCCATGGCAACATCCTCGAGCGTCAAGGTGCCGTCAAGTAGACTCTCGAGTCTGCACATCCCACGAAAGACTGGCCGCATTAACCAGTCTTCTTCAGACGCCATGTGGACTAATTCAAGGGGGCGTTTGGTGCGAACATTGACTGAAGACTGCCATTGCCGCCCAGCCCTGTGGTAAAACCCCCTAGGTTGTCCTCCAGCGTGAGGACGAGCAGTGTCAGCAATGCTCCGGCTGTCATGTCACTGAACTGCGGCAGGTCAGCTTGCTGATTCCACACACGCACCCATTGGTCGCCCTGCTTACGCGAGACAACGCCCATTGTCGTGCGCATGATATAGTCTACGTCTTGTTCCGGCAGCTTGGCCAATTCAGTAGCCAAAGCTTGGAACAAATTTTCGCCCGACTGCATAGCGGCGACTATCGGAGCGAGACGGCGAGCAACATGGAATTGCTGCTTCGCGTTTAACATGCCCGTCCGATAGATTTCGCCCTCAACCGTTTGCTCTGTAGCCATTAGGTAATCGGTGCTCCCCAGGTGCCCATTACGCGATCAATAAGACCGGCATTGAAGCCCCATTCATTGATCCCGCCATCCTTTGCATACGTTATCGTGGGCGACCGACGGAAAGCGACCGATCGAGCAGAGGCCAGATCACCGGATGCAACATGCGTCACAAGCAGGACGTTCTGACCCCACAACGCTGAACTGAATTGCTGCGCATCGTACATAAGTTGCAGCAATGCATTGGCTGGAGAGGTTTTCAGCAAGCGGATGGTAACGGTGCCATGCTTACCAGCGTGCAAGCTATGCATTGGCGTGCCATCAGCGCCAATTGTCATCGTGTCCTTGTCTTCAGCTTGCTCGATCGTAATACCTTCCTCAGCCGTTCCAGCGCCATTGCCAAGCGACACGATGCCACCAGGTCCGGTCAGTGTCGCCATAACATCGACGAACGAATATGCGATACTCATTTGTTGACCTTTCTTTCAGAGTGTGCTTACAGTTCCAAGCGCCGTGAATGTTTAAGGGAAGAGAACATGGCTAGAGCAAAACTTAGAGTAACAACCTGGTATGATCAGATTGTTGACCCAGACAACATCCCGTTAGCTCGTCCTGGCGTTTATCGCCTTGTCTGCCTCGATACCGGCTTGAACTACGTTGGAGCCAGCAAAAACGTCGCAGAGAGAGTTCGGAAGCACGAAATCTATAAAAATGGAGCTAGAATTTTTGTCGAGCCTTTGTATTATTCATTAACGAATGATTACTCGGATCTGCCCGATGTAGAAGAGGCTATGTTTGAGGCGTACAACGTGTTTTCCTTCGGCCTCAATACACGTAACGTTACGTCAAGAAAGGCTTTTAAGGCGCAATTCAAATTGCCGATTGTTTGGATCACTAATGGTAGAGAAGACCGCCGCCCAGCCGCGGGAGAACCGATACCGGACGGCTGGAGAATAGGTAGAAGCAATGCGTCATCTCCTCGAGCAAAAATGCACCAAGATAGCCGACATCGAATGAGGGCTGCCAAACTTGGCAAGATCCAGATAACCGATGGGTTGACCTACCGTTGGATAAACCCGTCTGATGAAATACCACAGGGCTGGAGACGTGGAACTTATATGACAAACGCCAAAGGTATGGTCTGGATTAATGATGGCAGTACCGAAGCATACACCTCACCAGAAAACATCCCGAGCGGCTGGAAACAAGGTCGTCTGCATCAACCACCTGCTGGCAAATGGATCACAAACGGCCTTGTCAACCGACGTATTGCCGACGGGACTATACCCGACGGCTGGCAAGCTGGAGTGACGCGACATTAGTTCATGTTTACCTAGCAACGTTCATGTCTAAAAGTGAACCTAGCGGTTCACGTTGATAGCCACATTTGCGGAGTGAACAGCACCTGCCAGCTTGATTGCGCACTGGATTGTTGGCGCCTTGCGTGCCTCGCGATCCGCCTGGCTTTGCGATGCAACAGGTGGGGCGAAGACGTAGTAGCCCTTAGGCAGCGTCTGGAACGCTTTCAGCAAGCCGAACTGAAGCGTGCTATTCCAAACGCCAGGAGCGACAAGACCGTTGTTGACTGCTGCATCCATTGACTTCTCAACCGTTGTGACCATTTGGTGCACACCAGCGTCAGTCTGTGGAATCTTTGTTGGTGTCGTATACAGCAGATTGAACAAATCGGTCTGCACTTGATTTTGCAGCCAGTCGGTGCCCTGCCTCTCATCGAAGAACGTCCCATCGGCCATCACACCATGCTGGATGATAGCGGCACTGTTCATGTAGTTGACAAAGACATTGCCGTGCTTGGTCTTCAGTGTCGCAGCTTGCGTTTCGGTCAAGCTTTCAGCGGTAACACCCGGCTCCTGCTTGAACATGAGCGTAATGAGCGAGTTCTGAGCAGTAAAGTCTGTCGTAAATGCTCGCCCAAAGATCGATGCTGCGGCATACGCTGATGACTGCGAGTACTGATAGAACGTTCGACTGTAACCAGCGTCCGACAGCATAAAACCGAGATCGGTTGTGCTTGCTGGATCAAGGATCGCTGATGCGCCGGAAGTAATACCGAAGATGTGTGATGGCGATGCACCTTCGATATAAGCCGCAAC